AATGTGCGCCGGTAGCACCGGCTGGGCCTGTTGACCCCGGCACTCCCTGCGGGCCTGCTACTGTCGATGGCGCACCGGTATCGCCCTGCCAGCCCTGTGCGCCCTGTGCGCCGACACCAACCGGGCCTTGAGTGCCTTGCGCACCCTGCACACCTTCGACACCTTGATTGCCCTGCGGACCTGCAACCGACGCGCCCTGAACGCCTTGCGCACCCTGCGCACCACGCGGGCCACGCGCCGATTCGATGATGACGACGTGTTCTAGCGGCTTCTCTTCAACGATTACGACGTCGACCATTCATCGTCTCTCAACCTGCGCTGCGTGTGAGAACGCCGCCGACCCAGTAACCAGCACCGGTAACGTGAGGGTCTGTGTCGGGGAAGACGGTGACGCCACCGGGGGTGGCGATGATGATCTTCGCTGGTGCTGCTGGCGGTGTGATGACGGCCACGCCGGACGTGGTCGTCACGAGGACTACGCTAGTAGCCTTCTCCTTCACCACCACGACATCGGTCATGGCGGCGGGGTATCGGCAGTCGTAGCGAGATTGACGGTGACCGTGCCTTCAATCAGGCGATCTTCCGTCTGGTCGGGGTTGTAGCACTTCAGATCGTAGTACCCGTCCTTGACGGCGGCATCGGTCTTCTCATCCGGCACGACGCAAATGACGTTGCCATTCGCATCAGCGGTAATCTCGTCATCCTCGCTCGTGATGGTGAAGAACTCATCTGACGTCGTCTTCTTCGACTTCCGCATCTGCAAACGGAACGTGCAGCCGGTGAAGTCGCGCCCGACGTCGATCTGCATATTGCCATCGCCGTCGAGAATGGGGTCGCCGTTGGCATCGACCAGCAGCGTGCCGAACTGGAACCTCGGGAAGTAGAAGGTCGCTCCCTGTTCGATTGCGATGTCGTATACGGTAGCGGCCATTACCAGTACCTGCGAAGGTGGACTGAAATAGGCGCTCGCACCTGCCCTGCGTTCACATGTGCGCGAGCGTTTGCGCAGTCGGATAGAAACTGCTTGCGATACCCCAACGCCGTTTTCTGGTCACTCCACTGCTGATTCGGAATCAGCATCAACTTCGCCGCCGCGCCACGCGCAATCTCTTCCGCGTAGTCCTCGTACACGTAGTCGATGACGGTCGTGGATTTGCGTGTCGGTGTGAAGGCAAGCAGCCCAGTCAACGCATTCGCCACTGACACATCGGGCTTGGGTACCAGCGTGACTTCGTTGGGGTTGAGCATTGTGAACACGACAGGCGCACCCTCATGCAACATCCAGTCACGCGAGTACTTCGCTGCGATCTCCGACACCGACTTCTTTTTCAGACGCGCTTCCTTGTAGTACAGGTCGATGACGTGCGTGAGATTCGTGTTGGTCGGCACATCGAGTTCATACGCCCCCTCGCCCTTGGCCGACGAGATGGGGTCCATCTGTTCCTGCCAGATGAGCGACTCCTTGCAGAACTCGATGCAGGCGTCGCGGATGGCCTGCTCCGCAACTGGGTCCGCTACGTGCGGAACGAGCGGGATCAGGTAGGGATAGAAAACCGAGTACGCGACGGTCGCCATTATTTCTGTGTAGCCGGAACACTGGGATTGAACCCGCCAAGCGCCTGCGCGGGAGCCGTCACCGATTCTGCCGTGGTCTTCACGCCGATCAGCGACATGAACTGCTGGTAGTACCCCTGCGACAGTGCAGCATTCGCCGCGTACTCCGCATCCTTGCTGTACGCACGGTACAGGATATAGTTGACGAGCGCCGTCGCGTAGATGTCTTCAATCAGGATGGGATCAGCTTCCGTGACGTCCGCAGGAAGGCCAGCGTAAACGAGGTCCACCTTGACCGGGTTCGGTGTCACCGCCGCCGGGGGGTAGACGTAGAACACCTTCGGATCAAGTGGGTTGTACATGTAGTGCTTGATGGCAGAAACGGGGGGTAACGCGTGCCACCCCGGCGAGTGCGCGTCGAGAATCTGGCGCGACACGACCCGGACTGCATTGCCATTCACGTTGCGTGGAATGTCGATCAGCGAAACAGCGTCGGCAGGCAACGTCTGCTTGGAACCAGCCGCCAGTGCAAATGGGACAGTCTTGATGTAAGCGTCGGGCTTGTAGAGGACGATCTCCCGCTGGCCATCATTCAACCAGAGGAGATGCTCCTCACTCGTCCACCGGACAAAGGACGTGTCCTGAAGGATGAACGCGGCACGAGCAGTCAAAGCCCCGGCGAGAATCGTCGACATGCGTTCTCCGAAGGTGCGATCCCCCTCCCCGTACGAGGAGGGGGTGTACCGCCGGTATTCTAGTTCAGGGCTTGGAAGATGATGTAGCCTTCCGGCTTCACCACCTTGCGACCGTAGACCACGAGGCCGCGAACAAGCTGCCCGAAATCCGTCGGATTCGGGATGCTCTCGACCTTGTTGATCTGCGACGCGAACGTCCACGCCGACTTGTGGCCCGCGTACAGCGCGTGCCGCTTCAGCGCGCTGCCGACTGCACTCGGAGGAGCAGCGTAAATGCCGAGTGGGTCGCCGTAGCTTTGACCCGCCGCAGCCGTCGGCAGCAGGTTCGACACGTACACGTCGAACCGGTCGATGCGCCCGATCTTTCCGTTGCGGACGATGGACGTCGAATCGCCCATCCACTGCGCTTGCGCGAGGGGGGTCTGCATGAGCATGTTGCGCTCGGTCGGGGTGAGGATCAGGAAACGATCCGTCTCCGGCACGTTCTGCTCGTCCAGCGCCGAGGCCATCGCCGTGATCGCGTTGAGGATGTTGGCGGTGGTCGTGCCAGCAGCAGGCGTCAACGCAACCGGCGCGAGGTCGGTACCGAAGTTGTAGCCACCCGAGATCGCCCCGGCAGTCGCGCCCTGATTCTTGACGTCCGCGCCGGTAACCACGGCGGTCAAGCATTCGCGGTCGACGTTGATCTTCATCTGATTCGCGGCGTCGGTCGTGAACATGTCCATCAGGTTCGGCTGGGCTTGGTACTCCAGCACGTCGCTGACGTTGACGCCGAAATAGAAGCCTTGGTCGATCTGGAGTTCGATGACGCTCGGAGCCGGAACTTCGTACGCGAGCGAGATGCCGACCGTGTACTTCTTGATGTTGATGCTCGGGATGTTGTTGATGACGACTTTGTCGCCCATGTTCTTGATGTCGCCTTCCCAGTTCGTGTTCGAGACATCACCGAACGTCGTCGCTGCGTAGAACTTGACGTTGAGCTTGCTCGACCAGATGGTCGGGATGAACGTGCCCGAGTACGCAGGCGTCGTGTTGTGCGGCGATTGGACCGGAAAGACTGCTGCTGGGGTGACGGTTGCCATTGACTATCTCCTGAATGGGGTGCGAGGGTTGGTTAGGCTTCGGCGGTCTGGCGCTTCTTCGCCTTGTGGCGAACTTCGGCGTCGGCCTCGTCTCGCTCCACCTCTTCTCGCGCCTTGGCTTCCTCTTCGGCCTTGGCCTTCGCAGCAGCTTCAGCGTCGGCCTTTTCCTTCGCCCGCTTGGCAGCGGCTTCCGCTTCCATCTCGGGAGTACGCACGAGAGGAGCCTGCGATGCGGCGGCGCTGAGATTGACGATCCAGTCGTTGTCCGTGACTGGGACGAACGTGGCCGAGACGAGCAGCGGCACTTCGTAGGCTGCGTCGATGGCCCCGCCTTGGATTGAGCCGTTCGGCGGCGGAAAAACCTTCGCCGAAGCATCGCCCACGGGGACCACCGTGAGGGGAGGGCCACCAGCGTTGCTGGGAGGAAGCTGCACCGCCTGCTCGGCACCCATCGCGCTGACAACCACGGTGGAGTTTTCCAGCACGGGGCTACCGTACTGCGTCGAACCCTTCGCCGTTACACCTGCATCGCCACCGCGTGATACCGGAAAAACTGTTGCACCCATAGCCGTTGCTCCTTGTGGAGCCGCACGGCGGTCAGGGTTTCAGACGTCCCTCCAGCAGTGCGGCATTCAGTTCATTTTCGATTTGGGTTGCTTCGTCGTGGCGACCGGCTTTCATCAACCGAACGATCTGCATCGACTCGGCCTCGTATTCCTTGGCC